GTTACTTCTAAAGTATATGACATGTACGCTGACTACTTCACTCCAGGTCTAGTAGAAAAAATTAAGCTACAGTAATACTGTCTAAATACATTATGTAAGGGGATGTTTAGGCATCCCCTTTTTCATTTGGGGATTATATGAAGCAAATTTTATTTTACAATGTCGGATTTGTTAAGCAAGTTGTTGACCAACAACCTAGCATTTTGGGCGAGCATCTTTTAGATAGAGATTTATTTTATTTTTATGATAAACATAAAATGAATCTAAACAATGTTTATGATAGAACAGGATCTATCCCACATTATTTAAATATTAAACCTGGACTGTTACAAATACCAAACGTAGATGGGTTTAATAAATCTTTTGCGCAATGCGTAGAGGAAAGATGTAAAGAACTCTTGGCTATGGGCAAACGTATAAACGTAGTCTGGAGCGGAGGAATTGATAGCACTTTGGTGTTATGTGCGTTATTGCATTTTGCCAATGATCCAATTCAAATTACTGTTTATGGAACATATACTTCGATACTTGAATCTGGTGACTTCTTGGAGAAAAGAATTATCCCCAAAGGTGTGAAAGTAAAAATTAAAGTTTCATCAAGTAGAGATTTTGATGACTGTTCAGAAGATGAGATATTTGTTACTGGATTTTTTGGTAATCAATTATTTGGACCAACTGATAATTTTTCAGTTAATCCTTCAGTAAAAACCAACATATCATTCTTTCACCATCAGTTTAACGGACCAGATCCACTGGACGATTATACAAAATACATTGATCCAGAATTGCATGAGTTTATGCTACCATGCATTAAAGCAAGTCCAAAGAAGATTGAAACTTTAAGGGATTTGCGTTGGTGGTTTATTTTCAACTTAGACTGGTATACTGCTGAATTTGCAACACGTGTTAGCACTAGTCAGCAAGATAATCAATATCACTTTTTTAACACTGATGACTTTCAGCGTTATGTGATTACTACAAAAGAACCATTCACTAAAGAAGTTGGAAACCCATTAACACATCGTTGGGTTATGAGAGAGTTAATTGAAGAGTGGAGTGGAGATAGCTATTATGCTTGGCGCAAACCAAAAGGGGTTTCCAATTTAGGAAACCCCGATCCGACTTGGTTGCTTTTATTAGAAGATTACAGTGTCTTTAAATTGCCACCGACATCTTTTGTTAACCGAAATAGAATTAACGCCCAAACCCAATTTTAATATTTAAAGTCACATAGGCTTGAGTGTCTAAATTAGTTTCTGTGTAGCGCATCAAATGTCCAGGAGTTACAAAAACCTCACCAAATCTACCTTTGATTTGGAAAGAAGTTGAAACTAAATTCTGAGCAACTAGCTGACGTGTTGTAGTTACGCCACCACGTGGATCTGCAAAATATGTTGGAGGTGTGTAATCTCCTGTATGAAGAACAAACGTGAATACTAGTGGAACATGCTCATATGCATGTAATGGAATGTGTTCTAGTTTTTGTTGGAACAGAGCATTAGATCCAATAATAACAGGTGTATATTGCATCTCATTATTAAATTCTGGAAGATCTTGGCAAATAGTGTAAACGATTTCTTTCAGTTTTTCTACATATTTGTTATCTTCTGTAAACATCAATTCAGTAGTTACGTTCGTAGAACATGAATTCACCAAGTCAATAAAATCTTGATCGCTAAAGGTTAACCCATCCATCATTTCTGGGTTAATATCAAAACTGCGGAATTGTGTTGGGAACAGTTCTTTTGCGAAAGATTCTGTTACAAGTTTATTGACTTCTGGGGTGTTTTGAGTAGTTTCCATGTTATCTCCATGAGTTAAAAATTATCGCTTCGCAGCAAAAAAGTATTTATACAACTGTATTTAGCGTTTCTAAATATGATAAATAATTGAAGAAAAGCAATTTAGGATCCCAAGGATGGCAACTGTTAGCAACCTTTTTGTAGACGCTGGAGCTGACTACAGTACAATTATTACTGTGGCTGCTACTAACGGACAACCATTGAATCTGACTGGGTATAGCGTGGCGTCTCAGATGAGAAAATCTTACTCATCTTCCACTGTATATAACTTCACAACATCTCTTTATGACGCTGCGCAAGGCAAGGTTCGTCTCCAGTTAAACAATACCCAATCTTCTGCTATACCAGCTGGAAGATGGCTATATGACGTAGAGATAACATCACCATCAGGAACTAAAACAAGGGTCATAGAAGGAATCGTAACAGTAACCCCAGAAATAACGAGATAAACATGGCAGACACAGTAGCAATAGTTCAGCCTGATGAAGCGTTACAAGTTGCAGTATCAGAAGGCACGATCGTTCTTTCCAATACCAATTTGGCTAACCCAGCTGTAGTAGAATCAATGTCTAATATTGCAGACGTTGATGTTACCACAAATGGTAAAGTAACTGGGTCAATATTGATTTACAGAGAAACAACACAAAAATGGACCGCCTCAACCACCTTAGATGCGCAAAACATGGAAGGTGGGTATTATTAAAATGGAGAATAACAGATGGCATCAATAATCAGAATTAAGCGTTCGAGCGGAAGTTCCGCTCCAGCGATATTGGGAGATGGTGAGTTAGCCTACTCATCTGGCTCAGGTAAATTATACATTGGTTTCGGTACTGAAGTATCGGGTGGCGCACCGCAGCAAATTATCGGTGGTAAATTCTACACTGACTTATTATCTGGAACTGCAGGATCTTGGTCTACTTTAAGTGGTAAAGCAGTTATCCTTGATAACTCAGGTAAGATTGACAAGTTCTTAGTTGGTGGTTTAGCTTTCGGTGATGTAGCACCAAATACAATTAGCGCAGTAAGTGGCGATATTACAATCGCTCCTAATTCTTCTACAGCAATTGTAAGAATCGCTGGTACAAACCAGATGATGATTCCTGCTGGTACTACAGCACAAAGAACTACTCCTGCTTATGCTGGCGCAATTCGTTTCAATACTGATACTACTTCTTTCGAAGGTTATTCAGGTTCCAACTGGTCATCACTAGGTGGTGTCCGTTCTGTTGATGGCTTAACATACATTACTGCAGAAGCAACTCCAGGTGCTTCTGATGATACATTAAGATTCTATACTGATGGTAACTTAGCTGCTTCTTTAAGCACAAGTTTATTCAGAATCGGTTCTCAGATTGCTACTGTTCAAATTGACGCAACTACTGCTTCTACTAGCACAACATCTGGCGCATTAACTGTTGCTGGTGGTGTTGGTATCGCTGGAAACTTATATGTTGGTGGTAACTTAAGTATCGCTGGTACTGACTTAAACATCGGTAGCGTTCAGTTTAATCAAGGATTAACATTATCTGGTTCTACAACACCAGCAACTGAATATTTCCGCATCACTGATGGTGCTGCTACTCCAGCAACTAAGTTCTTAGTTGATACTGCCAACGGTAATACTTCTATTTCTGGAACATTATCGGCAGGTGCTTCTACTCTTTCATCAGCAACTATTAGCAATAATGCTTCTGTTGGCGGAACTTTAACTGTAACAGGTAATACAACACTTAACGGAGCTTTGGCAGCTGGAGCATCAACTCTTGCTTCTGCTTCTATAACAGGTAACGCTACTGTTGGTGGAACATTCGGTGTTACTGGAACTTCTACATTCGCTAACACTAATGCAGTAAACGGAACTTACTCTGGAACATTAGATGTTTCTGGTGACTTTGCCGTAAATACAAATAAGTTTACAGTCACTGCAGCGTCTGGTAATACTTCTGTAGCTGGAACTTTAGGTGTAACTGGAGCAACTAACCTCAGCAATACTTTAGGTGTTGGTGGTGCTACAACATTAAGTTCAACTTTAGGTGTAACTGGAGCAGCGACTTTCTCAAGTACTGCAGATGTTGCAGGAAACTTCTCTGTTGCAACTAATAAGTTTACTGTTGCTGCCACTTCAGGTAATACTGCAATAGCTGGAACTTTAGGTGTAACTGGAGCTACAACTCTCGCTGCATTAAGTGCCACTTCAGGTACTTTCTCTACAACTCTTGGAGTAACTGGTGCTGCTACTTTCTCTAGCACAGTTTCTTCATTGGGTAACTTCGATGTAGCAACCAACAAGTTTACTGTTAATGCTACTTCTGGTAACACTCAAATCGCTGGTACTCTTGGTTTAACAGGCGATCTAGCGATTAACGTAAACAAATTTACAGTAGCTGCTACTTCTGGTAATACTGCGATTGCAGGAACATTAACTGTTACTGGAGCTACAACATTCTCATCAGATGTAGCGATGAGTGGACAAAAGATTACTGGTCTTGCTGATCCAGTAAATCCACAAGACGCTGCAACTAAGAACTACGTTGATGCTGCTCGTTCTGGTCTTGATGTTAAACAGTCAGTTCGTGTTACTACTACTGGCAACATTACACTTTCTGGAACACAAACAATTGACGGAATTGCTGTTGTTTCTGGCGATCGTGTTCTTGTTAAAGATCAAACCACTGCATCTCAGAACGGTATCTATGTTGTTGCCAATGGTGCGTGGACTCGTTCTTCTGATGCAGACGCTAATGCCGAAGTTACTTCTGGTTTATTCACTTTCGTTGAAGAGGGTAATACTCAAGCAGCGACTGGATGGGTATTAACTTCAACTGGAACATTGACAGTTGGAACATCTCCATTAACATTCGGTTTATTCTCAATCACCAATAATATTGCAGCTGGTGCTGGTCTTATCAAGAATGGTAATCAGTTTGACGTACAAGTTGGAACAGGTATCGCAATCGTTGCTGATACTGTAACTCTTGCTTCTACTGTTGCTGGTGCTGGTTTAACATTCACTTCTGGTGTTGTTGATGTAGTTGGAACTGCAAACAGAATTACAGTCAATGCTGACAGTATTGATATTGCATCAACTTATGTTGGTCAATCTTCTATTACAACATTAGGTACTATTACTACTGGTGTTTGGAATGGTACTACAATCGGTGCTGGGTATGGTGGTACTGGACAATCAAGTTACTCAACTGGTGACTTGTTAGTTGCATCTGGTGCATCAACTCTAAGTAAGTTGAGTGTTGGCGTTTCAGGTAAAGTTCTACAATCAAATGGAACTACTCTAGTCTACGGCGACGTAGATGGTGGAACATACTAAATAGCAAAAGAACAGAGGGATTTTTATCCCTCTTTCAAAATTGAGTTGTCCTTTTTTAAGGTAAATAATGGCCAATACGGTTAAGTTAAAAAAGTCTTCCGTACTAGGAAAGATCCCACAATCTGCAGATTTAGATTATGGCGAGTTAGCACTTAACTACGCTGATGGGAAACTGTATTTTAAAGATTCGTCAAACGTAATTCAATTATTTGGCGCATCATCTGCCACAGATACCTTAACAAATAAAACATTAAATAATAGCACTATCAATAATACATCAATCGGTGCTACAACACCATCGACTGGTGCTTTTACTTCTTTGTCTGCTACAGGTAATATTACAGCTGGACAAAATTTAGTAAGTAATTATTCTTCTGGCGATGAGGGTGGTGAAATTACCCTAAACAAACCAGTAACGAATACAACAATTTCCACAAGCGTTACTATTGACATCTTTCAAAATAAGATTAGATTTTTTGAAAGTGGTGGATCAAATCGTGGCGCATTTATTGATTTATCTGCTGCAACTGGTGGAGTTGGATCCAACCTTTTAACTGGTGGATCGCAGGGAACATCATTACCTTCTCAGAGTGGTAATGCTGGTAAATATTTAACCACTGATGGTTCTAATTTATCTTGGGCAGCTGTTACTGGTGGTGGAGGATTTCCTGTTGTTGACGCAGGGTTGATTACAGAATCAATAAATATGTCTGCAATGGTAGACGCAGGAACTATAGTTTAAAGGTAAAGAATGGCACTTCAAATACAATTAAGACGTGGTACTCATTCTCAACATAGTACATTCACAGGTGTACTCGGTGAGGTAACAGTCAACACCACAAATAATTCTTTACACATGCATGATGGAACTACTGCAGGTGGACACGAATTAGCCAAAGTTAATTTTAGCAATGTCGCTTCAGGTGCGATCGCTAACTCGAAGTTAGCAAATTCAACAATTTCAGGTGTTGCTCTAGGTTCTAATTTAGCAACCCTAACAATCGGTACTGGTTTAACTGGTTCCGCTTACAATGGTTCTACTGCTTCAACAGTTTCTCTTGCTGCTTCTGGAGTTACTGCTGGCTCTTATGGTTCTTCTACTGCAGTTCCAGTATTAACAATCGATACATATGGTCGTGTTACTTTAGCTGGCACAGCAGCCATTTCAGGTGCTTTAACATTTACAGGCGATGTTTCTGGTTCAGGAACAACTGGCACTACTACAACATTAACTCTTGCGACAGTTAACTCAAACGTAGGAACATTTACCAAACTAACAGTAAATGGTAAAGGTCTTGTAACTGCAGCATCAAATGCAACTACTACCGACATTGCTGAAGGAACAAATCTATATTATACACAAGCAAGATTTGATACTGCATTTGCTGCTAAATCTACAACCAATTTGGCTGAAGGAACAAATCTATATTATACTCAAAATAGATTTGACTCTGCTTTCGGTGCAAAGACCACTGATAATTTAACAGAAGGTAGCACCAACCAATACTTTACAACTGCTCGTGCAAGAGCTTCAGTTTCTGCAGGAACAGGTATTACATATAGCAGTAGCACTGGTGTAATTGCTACTGCGCAAGATATATCAACAACATCTTCTCCAGTATTCGCTTCTATTACTTCAACTGGAGCAATAACAGCTGGCAGCTTAACTGTTAGTGGTGACTTAACTATAAATGGAACAACAACCACTGTTAACTCAACAACACTAACAGTAGATGACAAAAATATTGAATTAGGTTCTATTGCTAGCCCATCAAATGCCACTGCAGATGGCGGTGGTATTACTCTTAAGGGTACTACTGACAAAACATTTAACTGGGTGTCAGCAACTGGAGCTTGGACTTCTTCTGAACATCTAGCACTAGCATCAGGAAAAACTTTAGTAATTAATGGTTCTTCATCTGGAAGTGTAACAGTTCAAGTACCTGCTACATCAGGTTCAACAACTATAACTTTACCTGCTACCTCTGGAACTGTTGTAACTACTGGAGATTCTGCAACTGTAACCAATGCAATGCTTGCTGGTTCTATTGCAAATTCAAAACTAACCAATAGCACAGTAACAGTAAACGGACAAACAGTTTCTCTTGGTGGAAACATAACAGTTACTGCAACTGCATCAAACGCATTAACAATCGGCACTGGTTTAACTGGAACCTCATACAATGGTTCTGCAGCAGTGACTATTGGTATCGATTCTACCGTAGCGACTTTAACTGGTACTCAGACTTTAACTAATAAGTCTTTATCAGACAGCACAACATTCTTTGTTGATGAAACTGACGCAACTAAGAAATTACAGTTCCAGTTGTCTGGTATTACTAGCGCAACTACAAGAACATTGACCATTCCAAACGTGGATGGAACTATAGTAACTACTGGAGATACTGGTACTGTTACTTCTGCGATGATTGCCAATGGCACTATCGTTGATGGCGATATTAGCGCAACAGCTGCAATCTCAACATCTAAAATTTCTGGTCTTGCTGCTTCAGCTACAACTGATACAACAAACGCATCAAATATTTCATCTGGAACATTGGCTGCAGCAAGATTGCCAGCATTCAGTGGTGATGCGACTTCGACAGCAGGATCTTCCGCTTTAACTTTAGCAGCGTCAGGTGTAACTGCAGGAACTTATGGTTCTTCAACAGCAGTTCCTGTTTTAACTATAGACGCAAAGGGTCGTGTAACATTAGCTTCAACTGCTTCTATTTCTGGAGCGATCACTTTAAGTGGTGATGTTTCAGGTTCTGGAACTACTGGTGGAACGACTTCTGTTACTTTAGCTACAGTAAATTCCAACGTAGGAACATTCGGTTCTTCTACAGCAATCCCAACGATTACAGTCAACGCTAAAGGTTTGGTAACAGGAGTTTCTACAACTGCAGTTTTTATTCCTTCCAGTTCTATTGCTGTCACTGGTGGTGATTTAACTTTATCAGGAACTACTGGTTCAGATATTACCAATGCTACATTGGCAGCAACAGGTATTGGGGCTGGAACATATACCAAAATTACTGTTGACACAAAAGGTCGTGCAACAGTAGGTGCTCAAGCAACAACTTCAGATATTGCTGAAGGAACAAATCTTTACTATACTGATGCTAGAGCAAGAGCTGCACATTCAGGTGGAACAGGTATCTCTTATAACAGTGGCACTGGTGCAATTGCTGTTGATACAACTACTATTGCTACACAAACTTATGTTAATACAAAGGTAGCAGACTTAGTTGGCTCAACACCTGCTACATTAGATACACTCCAAGAGTTGGCAACAGCGATCGGTAACGATCCAAACTATGCATCTACACTAACTACTTTAGTTGGAACTAAATTAAATACTGCAGATTTCACTTCTACTGCAAACACTTGGTTGGGAACTAAGTCTACCACTAATGTAGCAGAAGGTACTAATCTATATTTTACTACTGCTCGAGCAAGAAGTGCTATTAGCGTAAGTGGTAATTTAGCATATAACTCATCTACTGGTGTAATCAGTTATAGTAACCCAACTACAGATAGCGTTACTGAAGGTTCAACTAATCTTTACTTTACAACTACACGTGCTAACAATGCATTTGATAATCGTTTAGCATTAAAATCTACTTCAGACCTCTCTGAAGGAACGAATAAATACTTTACAGACGCAAGAGCAAGAGCTGCTATTAGCGTTTCTGGTGGTGCAACTTATAACTCTACTACTGGTGTTATTAATGTTCCAGCTCCAACTGTCACACTTGATGGGTTGGATGATGTAGTAATTAATGCCCCACAAGCTCAGCAAGTTCTTAAGTTTAATGGTACACAATGGGTTAACGCTAATAACGATGTTGCAGTAGCTTCTGCTGTTTTTGCTCCACAAGCAATGAGCGATTTAGGAGATGTCAGCGATCCCGTTATTGGTATATCAGAAGATTTAGGAACTGTTACTCAGCTTGCTTACTTCGTTTATGATATGGGACAATTACGCTTGGATGGTATTGTATCATTGAATAACTTAGATCAATCTGTTAAGTCAGATTATATTGCTTACTCTATTATTTTTGGATTCTAAAGGATAAACTATGGCTCGTCAACTAGCAGAAAAATACATTTTTACTCCAGGTGCTGCAAATGCTGGTACAATTAAAGTTCCAGGTAAAATTGATTTAAACCAATTACTGGTTATTACAAATAAAACTACTCAAGAAAATATCTATGCTCTAGGTGATCCTACTAGAAGCGCAACAGTATCATTTAACGCAGATGATGGTGATACGTTTAATACTGCATATGATGGTGTTACTACTATTACTTTGAATAAAGACACATCAGAGATGTTGTCTACACATTCTTTGGCAATCTATAGTGATGCTCCAGCTTATCAAGGTACTATTATTAAACCATACTTCTTTGGCACCGATGCTATTGAACGTATACGTATTGCAAATCCACAGGCGATGATTGACGCTGACTTTGAGTATGGTCTACAAACTACAAAGTGGCAAAACTATTCTTCTATTAGAAATATTCCAGGTATCTATGAAAAACCTGGATTGGACTTATTTATTTCTAATGTAACGACTGATGGATCTACTCCTTCTATTATTACTGTTACTTGTTCAGCTCCGCATGGTCTTTCAGTTGCAGACCCAGTTATTTTGCATGGTCTTGCGGTAGTATCGAACTTCGCTCGAGCAGAAGGTGCGTTTATTATTGCTACTGTTCCAAATTCTACTACGTTCACTTATTACGCTAAAGGTATTGTTGGTACTAACGGACAATCTTTATTCGGTAGTGCAACATATGGTCGTCGTGGAGGATTTTATGCTGGCGCACAAATGCCAGTAACTAGCATTGTTAGCGATCAAGTAAACCCATCAAAAATTACTGTAACATTATCAGCTAACCATGGTTTGATTCCAGGATCTCCAATCACTGTAATCAATACTTCAAATGGAACCAATCATAGTTTAATTTCAGGTAACTGGTTTATTGAAACAATTTTAAACCCAACTACATTTACTTACACTGCACGAGTTGGTGGTTCTGTAAGCAACACAGGATTAACTGGAAAGGTTTTTGTTCGTTCGGATGCTATTTCTATTCATAGACCATTTGATGGTGGTATTATTTTAGGTCCATTTAGTCCATCTAATGGCGCATCTGCTATTCGTCAAACTAAAAAATACATTCGTTACCAATCAGGTAAAGGTGTTATGTTTACATCTGGTGTAGCATTCTGTCCAGTACATAATTTAGACCAAATTTCAGCTAATGGTACTGCTCCAGGATCTGTAGTTACTGTTGTATGCGAAACCAACCATGGTTGTCAGGTTGGAGCAACAGTAACAATTGCTGGAGTTATTACTGACGGATATAATGGAACTTATGGTATTACTTCCATTATTAATGAACAAACATTCACATACTCTGCGTCAAATACACTAGAATCTGCAACTGCAGTATTAACTGATTTACCACGTGTAACAGTTGTCGGTTGGCATGGATCTACCGTTCGTTGCGGTCCATTTGATGATCAAAACGGAGTTTATTGGGAATTTGATGGAAGAGAGTTAGCTGTCGGTAAGCGTTCAGGTACTTACCAATTATCTGGATTCGTTTCTTGCACTCCAGGTTCTCAAGCAGTTACTGGAACAAGTAGTCGTTTCACTCAACAACTACGTGCTGGTAATAATATTATTATTCGTGGAATGACATATAAAGTTGCATCTATTACCAATGATACAACATTAACAATCAATCCAGCATATCGTGGTATTAATCCTTCTGGTAAGGTAAAATATACAGTTATTAGAGATGTGCGTGTTCCTCAATCTCAATTTAATATTGATAAAATTGATGGAACTGGAGAATCTGGTTACAAGATTAATCTTGGTAAAATGCAGATGATCGGAATTCAATTCTCATGGTATGGTGCTGGTTTTATTGATTGGATGATTCGTGGATCTGATGGTAATATGATCCCTGTTCATAGAATGAAACAAAACAACATTAATGATGAAGCATACATGCGTACAGGTAACTCAACTATTCGTTACCAAGTTATTAATGAAATTGGAGGTTCTACTTTAACCTCTGATATGGATGCAAATCAGACAACAATTCCACTAAAAGATGCTTCTAGATACCCATCCACTGGAGGAGTAGTTTCTTGTGAAGGCGAACTAATTCAATACACTGGTAAAACTGGAAATACATTAACTGGATGTACTCGTGGTGCTACGTTAACGCAATTCGTTGGTGGTTTAAATAGAACTTTTCAAGGAAGAGCTGCTATGCCACATAGTTATGGTTTAGGTCAGCAAGGTGTTGGATTAGTTAGTGTAACTTGTTCACCATTAATTAACCACTGGGGTTCTTCATATATTATGGATGGTAACTTTGACTCAGATCGTGGTTACTACTTTAACTATGCTTCTATTGCGAATACTATTAATGCTGGTGCAGCAAAAAGTGTATTCTTTATTAGACTAGCCCCATCAGTTTCAAACTCTATTGCTGCAGACTTCGGTGATAGAGACTTGATTAATCGTTCGCAATTATTGTTGGAAAAGTTACAGATTACAACAGACCAATCTGTTCAGTTAATTGGTATGTTAAATCCAGGTAACATCGATGCATCTACTCTTTCTTGGGAAAACGTAAACCAAGCAGCTTTAGGTTCACAACCTTCTTTTGCTCAGATCTCAACGAGCACTACTACAGAAGCGACCCCAGGAGAACAGATTTTCTCAACTCTTGGTCCTCCAGGAGGATTTGCTGAAATCGACTTAACAAAACTAAAAGAATTATCAAATTCTGCAATTGGTGGCTATAGTAACTATCCAGATGGTCCAGACGTTCTAGCCGTTGTAGTTAAAAACTTAGGTACTGGTAATGCTAAAGTCAACGTAAACTTATTCTGGACTGAAGCTCAAGCCTAAATATAAGATAAAAATTAGAGGAAAACCATGGCAACACAAGTACAATTTAGAAGAGGTACGACTACTCAGAACAATGCGTTCACTGGCGCAGTCGGTGAATTAACATACGACACTGAAGTTAAAACTCTTAGAATTCACGATGGCGTAACAGCTGGTGGTGGTTCTATTGCTTTGACTACAAACGCAACGCAAACAGTTCTGAATAAAACTCACAGTACTGGTTCTGTTTGGAATGGTAGTCCAGTTTCATTACAATACGGTGGAACGAATACTGCCATTACTCCAGTTGCTGGAGCTGTTGCATATGGTACTGCTAATGGTATTCAATTATCTGCTGCTGGAACTTCTGGTCAGGTTTTAATTTCAGGTGGTACTTCTGGTCCATCATGGATTAACTCTACTGGTCTACAAACTGGTACTGCGGTTAACTCTACATTCGCAACTAACATTGCTGGTGGTTCTGCTGGCCAGTTGGTTATTCAGCAAGATTCGTCTTTAACTACATTCATTACTGCTGGTGCTTCTGGAACATTTTTGAAGTCCAATGGTGCTGGTTATGCTCCAGGTTGGGCAACTGCTACCGTAACTCTTGGATCTACCACTATCGATCTGGGTAGTTCTCAATCTTCTCTTGCTGGATTAACAGCGATTGATGCTACTACTGGCGCAACGTCATTCTTCGCTTCACCTGCTGCGGCAACATTATTTGCAGGAGCAAGTTCAATTACTGTTGGTAATGCTGCCAGCGCAACATTAACATTAAATCCTGGCACTTTAGTTGGAACAAATTCAACACAGAACGTATTTAATACTACTGCTACTACAGTAAACGCATACGGTGCTGCTACTCAATTAAATATCGGTAATGCCACTGCTGCAACTTTAACTTTACGTCCAGGTACTGTTGTTGGTTCTAATACTACGCAAAACCTTTGGAATACTACTGCTACTACAGTAAACGCATTTGGTGCAGCAACTACAATTAACGTAGGTGCTTCTACTGGAACATTGACTATCAACAATGCGCAAGTAGTTCTGAACAGCACTACATCTTTACAGATTCCAGCTGGTACTACTGCTCAGCGTCCAGCTACTCCTGCTGTTGGTCAGATTCGTTACAACTCTAGCATTTCTTCGTTTGAAGGATATGCTTCTGGCGCATGGTCTTCACTTGGTGGTGTTAAGTCTGTTGATGGTTTAACATATATTATTGCTGAAACTTCAGCTGGTGCATCTAACGATGAATTAGAATTTTACACCGCAACTGATGCTTCTACTACAGCTAAACGTGGTGGATGGAATGCTACTCGACTATTAGTTTCTAATACTACTGCAGCTTCAAGTACTACTACTGGTGCACTGCAAGTAGCTGGTGGCGTAGGTATCGCTGGAGCAGTTTATGTTGGTGGAACTTTAAACGTAGCAGGTAACCTTTCTGTTACTGGTACTACAACTACTACAAACAGTCAGTCTTTAACTGTTACAACACCACAGTTATATTTGGCTTCAGATAACGCTGCCAATGCTACAGACGTTGGTATCCTTGGTGCTTATGTATCATCTGGTAATAAGAGAACTGGTCTTATTAAACAAGCATCTTCTGGTGAATGGAGATTGTTCTCTAACACTACAGCAAACCCAGGAACAACTTATGACTTTACTGGTGCCACCTATGACAACTTACGTCTTGGTGGTATTATCGGTACTGGTAACTCTACTATTGCTGGAACTCTTGGTGTAACTGGAATGATTACTGCCACTGGTGGTATCACTGGTGAACTTACTGGTAACTCAAGCACTGCTACAAAGTTACAAACTGCTCGCACCATTGCTTTCACTGGCGACGCTACAGCTTCTGGTAGTTTTGATGGTTCTGCAAACTATAGCCAAGCATTAACATTAGCCAACTCTGGTGTTACTGCTGGTACTTATACATTCTCAACTATTACTGTTGATGCTAAAGGTCGTGTAACTTCTGCTTCTAGCAATACTGTTAGTGGAACATCTGCAAATACTGCAAACACTTTAGTTCAACGTGATGGTAATGGTAACTCATATCACGGAACATTATATGCTGGAGCTTTCCAGATTTCTTCTGACGAAAGAATGAAGACTAACATTAAAGAATCTTCATATGGATTAAAAGAAATCCTAGCAATGAATTCTGTCCAATATGATAAAGATGGTCGTCATGAGATAGGTTTGATCGCCCAGCAGGTTGAACCATTAATGCCTGAATTCGTTGCAAATGGCGATGATGGTTATAAATCGTTAAATTATAACAATATGGTTTCTGTTTTAATTAAAGCTGTTCAAGAACTTACTGCTGAGGTTAATGCATTAAAAGCAAAACTAGGAGAGTAAAATGGCAGTAGTAACTTCTAGACAGGGGTTAAAAGAATACTGCTTAAGAGCATTGGGTGCTCCAGTATTGGAAATTAACGTAGATGAGGATCAGTTAGAAGATCGCATCGATGAAGCGTTGGAATACTGGAAATTATATCACTACGATGGTATTGAGCGAGTTTATTTAAAGCACACTGTCACTTCAACTGATATTACAAATCAATATATTCCTATTGCAGATGCAGTATATGGAATCACACGTGTAATTCCAATTTCGCAAACATCATCATCCAAAAGTCTTTTTGATATTCAATATCAACTTCGTTTACACGACTTATATGATTTAACTTCAACTTCAATCATCTATTACAAAACTGTAATGGCGCACATTGCGTTGTTGGACATGGAACTAAATGGTCCACAGATGTTTAGATTTAATCGTTTACAAAACAGATTAAATATAGATTTGAAATGGGGAACTGATGTAAAAGAAGGAAACATTATTGTTTGCGAAGCATATCGTGCTTTAGACCCAAATGAGTTTTCAAGAGCATGGAATGAATCATGGTTAAAAAAATATGTTACTGCTCTATTTAAAAAACAATGGGCTACAAACATTAAAAAGTTTTCAGGAATTCAGCTTCCAGGTGGCGTCACCTTGGATGGCGATAAATTGTATGACGAAGCAGTAGGAGAAATTAAAGAGTTGGAAGACGAATTGCAAAATAAATCTGCTCCACTTGATTTTTTCCTAGGATAACATGACTACAACTAATGTTTATTTTTCTCATGGAACAAGAAATGAGCAGCATCTAGTAGAAGATCTGATCATCGAGTCTCTGCGCATTTATGGGCAAGAGGTCTTTTATATTCCAAGAACTTTAGTTTCAAAAGATGATGTGTTGGGCGAAGATCGCCTATCAGAATTTAAGAGTGCATTTCCTGTAGAAATGTATTTTGAGAACGTAGATAACTTTGCTGGGCAAGGTGCGTTCATTCAGAAGTTTGGTTTAATGATGGAACAGTCTGCAACTCTTGTTGTTGCAAGACGTCGTTGGGAACAATTTATTGGTCGCTACGGAGCAACCATTCTACCAAGTCGTCCATGCGAGGGCGATCTAATTTATTTCCCACTATCAAAAGGATTGTTCGAAGTTAAGTTCGTTCAACACCAAGATCCATTCTATCAACTTGGTAAGTTATATGTATATAAGTTACAAGTTGAATTGTTCCAATATAGTTCTGAGAGAATTGATACTGGTCTTGCAGCTGTTGATGCATTCGAATCATTAAAAACATTCAGCACCAATACTACAAGAAGTGCTTTTGGTTACGTTAAATCTATTAATGTAACTTCTCAAGGTTCTGGTTATACATCAGCACCAACTGTTGTGATTACTTCTGGGACTGGAACAGGAGCAACAGCCACTGCAGTTCTTGGAAGTGGAACTACTGCAGGTAAAGTTATTCGTGTAGATGTAACTAATGGTGGAACTGGATATCAAATCGCTCCAGCTTTATCGTTTACAGGTGGTAGTGGTTCTGGTGCTGCAGCGACTGCAGTTATTGAAGCAGATATTGATAAACCAGATTCATTTGGTGATAACAATACATTTAAAGAAGAAGCATCAGATATATTATTTTCTGAGTCAAATCCATTCGGTGAGGTTCAATAATGTTAAGTGGAAGTGTATATTATCACGGAATTATTCGCAAAAGTATAGTTGCTTTTGGAAGATTGTTTAGCGACATTTATATTGATCGCAAAGAAGGTGATTCAGTAAGCGGAACTACAGTACAACGTGTGCAAGTTCCATTGGCTTACGCACCAAAAGAAAAATGGTTAGTTCGTATCGAACAAGACCCAGAATTAAAAAATAATACATATACCACATTACCACGTATGTCTTTTGAGATTACTGGGTATACTTACGATTCAGTTAGAAAAGTTAATCGTATGCAAAAGATTACATGTGGTTCAGGTTTAGAATCACTAAGCTATGTTTATACACCTGTTCCATATAATATTGATATAGCACTGTATGTATTAACTAAAACGCAAGAAGATGGTTTGCAAATTATTGAGCAAATTCTTCCAACATTTACACCTGAGTACACACTGGCAGTTAAAACAGTTCAGGATATGAATATCGTTTTGGATGTTCCTGTAATTTTAAATAGTGTTTCAGTTCAAGATGATTATGATGGAGATTTTCAGACAAGACGTTTTGTAACTCACACATTAAACTTTACAATGAAAACTAGCTTGTTCGGTCCAATTTCTGGTCAAGGTGTTATTAATCAAGTTAATGCCAACGTCGGACAAAATGAGAATTTTCAAAACCCAAATAGAGTCTACGTTGCAGAGGGCGATCCTGCCACTGCTACAGTATCTTCTGAGAGTTGGGAAGATAATTTTTAATCATGGTTAAAATTTATAATGCTAATGCGAACTTAAAAGCTGCTGGAGTAACAGTTCAATTCACTCCAGAGAATATTCAAGAGTATTTAAAGTGTCGTGAAGATCCAATTTATTTTATAGAGAACTACTGTCAAATTGTTTCTCTTGATAAAGGTTTAATACCTTTTAAGTTATACGATTGTCAAAAAGAAAAAGTTAAAGTAATTCATGAGAATCGAAGAGTGATTCTTATGGAAGGAAGACAGCAGGGTAAAACTACTACTTCAGCTGCTTATATTTTATGGTATACTGTATTCCAAGATAATAAGACAGTTGCCATTCTTGCAAACAAAGCAACTGCTGCTCGAGAAGTTTTATCTCGTTATCAGTTAATGTATGAAGGATTACCATTGTGGTTGCAGCAAGGTGTCACCACTTGGAATAAAGGTGACATTGAATTGGAAAATGGTAGTAAAGTATTTACTGCTGCAACATCTGCTTCTGGTATTCGTGGTAAATCTGTTAACTTACTTTATGTTGACGAAACTGCGATTATCCCAAATACAGTTGCAGAAGAATTCTTTACGTCTGTTTACCCAACAATTTCTGCTGGTGAAACGACAAAGATTCTTTTAAGTTCTACTCCACTTGGTTATAATCATTTCTGGAAATTCTGGAATGATGCTGAGAATGGTAGAAATGGTTTCGTTCCATTATTCATTCCTTACTGGAAAATTCCAGGACGTGATGATAAATGGGCAGCTGAGCAAAAAGCCATGCTCGGCGAGTTGAAATATAACCAAGAGGTTTTATGTAAATTCCTTGGTTCTAGTTTAACTTTAGTCAATGCTGATGTAATTGCAAAGATGTCTGTTGCAGTTCCAGTATTCAGCAAAGATGGTTTAGATCTATATGAAAATCCGCAAGAAGGACATACGTATGTTTTGGTAGCGGATACAGCGAAAGGTGTTGGTGGAGATTATTCTGCTTTCACTATTGTTGATATTACAGAAGTCCCTTATAGACTTGTAGGTAAATATCGAAAGAATGATATTAGTCCATTGATGTATCCAAGTGTAATTTATCACGTGGCTACTCAATTTAATCAAGCGTTCGTTTTAGTTGAAATCAACTCAAGCGAACAAGTTCCATATATTTTGCATCATGAATTAGAATATGAAAATCTAGTATTTGTGAATAGAAGTACAGGGTTTCAAACTGTTACTGGTGGTTTCGGTGGTGGTCAGACCCAGCTTGGCGTAAATACTGATAAAAAAGTTAAAAGAACTGGTTGTCATAATTTCAAAGCGTTAGTTGAGGAAAATAAACTAATTATACAAGACGCTGATATTATATCAGAAATTTCAACTTTTATAGAAAAACGCAATTCTTACGAAGCTGATGAGGGGTATCATGATGATATGGTTATGTCTTTGGTTCTGTTTTCTTGGCTAACTTCTACGAGTTATTTCAAAGACCTAAATAATGTAAACCTAAGACAAATTATGTATGAGAAAAAGATTAAAGCGATGGAAGAAGAACTTACCCCATTTGGATTCTTTGATAATGGGGATACAAGAGAGAAACCACTATTAAACTTTTGAAATCGTAGTTTCAATAAATAATTTAGTGCTTTCAAGTGCTCCTCGAAGCAAAACAGAATAACATGTAATAAGGAGAATTACAATGCCTTTTCAATTAAGTCCTGGCGTTGCAGTCGTAGAAAAAGACTTTACCTCTATTGTTCCAGCAGTTTCAACATCTGCTGGTGCTTTTGCTGGAGTGTTCCAGTGGGGTCCAGTACTTCAACCTGTAACCATTTCTTCTGAAACCGAACTTGTTCGTCGTTTCGGAAAACCTGTTGCCGATAGTGCAGCATCTTTTTTCACAGCAGCAAACTTCTTATCTTATACTAACAACTTATTAGTTGCACGTATTGATACGATCAATCACCGCAATGCTGTTGCAAATCCATCTGGTACTGTAACTGCCATTACATCTACAGCTGGATCTGGATACACTTCTGCCCCAACTGTAACTCTTAGCGCACCACAAATTGCTGGTGGTGTTCAAGCTACTGCTGTTGCAAATATGGCTGGTAGTGCTGTTACATCTGCTGCAGTTGCTGCTGGTGGTACTGGATACACTTCTGCTAATATAACATTCACTGCACCTGCTGGTGGTACTGCTGCGACTGGTACAGTTCAAATTACTTCTGGTGCTGTATCTGGTATCACTATTACTAGTGGTGGATCTGGTTATACAACTGCACCAACTGCTGTTATTACTGGTAACGGATCTGGTGCTACTGTTGGTGCGATCACTCTTTCTAGCACAACAGTTGCTAGCATTACAGTTACCAATGGTGGTACTGGTTATACTTCAGCCCCAACAGTTACATTAACTGGTGGTGGTGGTACTGGTGCTTCTGGTACTGCAGTTGTTGCAACTGGTGGTGTTAAAATTAATAACGAAAATGATTACCTAACATCATTCGTTAATGGTGCTGGTGTTGTTGGCGAATTCGCTGCAAAATATCCAGGAACATTGGGTAACTCTTTACAAGTTTCTTTAGCTGACTCATCAAGTTTCTCTACTTGGGCATACAAAGATGAGTTCGATACAGCTCCAGGAACTTCTGATGCTGCAGCTAGCGTTGGTGGTTCAAACGACGAACTTCATTTAATCATTATTGATGAAGATGGTTTGTGGACTGGTGTTCCAGGAACTATTCTTGAAAAGTATGCATACGTTTCAAAAGCTGGCGACGCAAAGAAATTTGACGGAACTAACAACTACTACAAAGACGTAATCAATTCTCGCTCACAGTATATCTGGTGGATGGATCATCCAACTAGCGGAACTAACTGGGGTAATGATATTGCAGGAACAACATTTACAAACTCTGCAGCTGTAACTCGTTCTTTAACAGGTGGTATTGACGACTTAACTGCAACTGATGGTCAACGTATTGCAGCATGGGATATTTTCTCTGATGATGCAACATATGACATCTCATTGATTCCTGCAGGTAAATGTTCTACTACTGTTGCTAATGCTATTATTGCTTTGGTAGAAACTAGAAAAGACTGTATGGCATTCTTCTCACCAGAAGATACCGATGGTTCAGTTATCACTAGCGCAAACAGTCAAGGAACTGCAGTAACAAAAATTGTTGCTTACCGTAACGCATTGACAGCATCTTCTTATGCTGTTCTTGATTCTGGTTATAAGTATCAGTATGATCGCTATAACGACAAGTATCGTTATGTTCCATTAAATGGTGACATCGCTGGATTGTGTGCTCGCACTGACTACACAAATGATGCATGGTGGTCTCCAGGTGGTTTAAATCGTGGTCAAATTAAAAACGTAGTTAAGTTGGCAGTTAGCCTTGATAAAACAGATCGTGACAATCTTTACAAGAATGGTGTTAACCCAGTTGTTACATTCCCAGGAGATGGTACTGTTCTGTTTGGTGATAAGACTCTATTGGCTAAACCATCTGCATTCGATCGCATTAACGTGCGTCGCTTGTTTATCGTTCTTGAGAAAGCAATCGCAACTGCTGCTAAGTATCAGTTGTTTGAATTCAACGATGGATTCACTCGTGCTCAGTTCAAGAACTTAGTCGAGCCATTCCTACGTGATGTTCAAGGTCGTCGTGGTATTACTGACTTCGTTGTTAAGTGTGATGACTCTAACAATACTGGCGAAGTTATTGACCGTAACGAATTCGTTGCTGATATCTTTATTAAGCCAGCACGTTCAATTAACTTTATTACTCTTAACTTCGTTGCTGCTCGCTCTGGAATTAACTTCAGCGAGATCGGTGGCTAAGAGACTAAATAAAGAAAGAACAAAGGAGATTTAAATGGCAAATATTAGCGATTTCAAAGCGCAAATGATTGGTGGCGGTGCTCGCCCTAATCAGTTCCGTGTTGAATTAGTATTCCCAAGCTACGTACCACTAGGTATCGTAGCTGGTCAACGTGCTCAGTTCTTATGTAAGTCTGCTCAGTTACCAGCTTCTACTATTGAGAACATTCAAGTTCTCTATAAAGGTCGCCCAGTAAACTTTGCAGGTGAACGTAATTTCGCACCATGGACTGTATCGATTTACAACGATACTACTTTCAATATCCGTAATGCTATGGAACAATGGCAAGCTGGTATTCAAAGTTATAGTTCAACTGATGGACGAACTAATCCACGTGACTATCAAGTAGACTTACAAGTTCATCAATTAGATCGTTCTGGCGCAATCATCAAGAGCTATAAGTTCGTTGATGCATTCCCAACAGTGATTGGTCCAATCGCATTAGATTATGACCAGCAAAACCAGATCGAACAATTTGATGTAGAATTCCAGTTTAATTACTTTACTTCTAATGCAACTGAGGGTGGTGGAATCAATCTTAATGTTTCCGTTGATACACCAATCGGTAGTTTCCCACTACCAATTTAACTTTATAATTAGGGTTTTTAATTATGCAAATTTTTGGATTTGAGATAAAACGCAAGCAGCCAGCAAACGAGATCGGAGCAGTAGTAACTCCGATCTCTGACGATGGTTCTACAGTTGTATCCACTTCAGCTACTTCCTATTATGGAATGGTTATGGATATGGATACGATCGTTAAAAATGAAAACGATCTTATTCGTCGCTACAGAGAAACTTCTCTATACGCTGACTGTGATGCTGCGATTGAAGATATTGTGAATGAAGCGATTATCGCTGAACCCGACGACCAAGCAGTTAAAATTAACTTGGATAAGGTTAAATTATCCGAGTCAATTAAAGGTAAAGTTAGAACAGAGTTTGACGAGATTCTTCGTTTATTAAACTTTGATGACAAAGGTCATGATATCTTCCGTCAGTGGTATATTGATGGAAGAATTTATTACAATATTTTATTGGACCCAAAGCAACCTAAGTTGGGTATTCAAGAATTGCGTTATGTGGATCCTCGTAAGATTCGCAAGATTAAAAAAGTTGAAAAGAAAAGAACACCTGAAGGTATTGATGTAATTGTTAAGAATGAAGAGTTTTACCTGTACAATGATAAAGGTATTCAAGAGAATACTACACAGGGAATTAAACTCTCACTAGATTCAATTATCTACACTCCTTCAGGAATGGTAGATCAAAATACTGGTATGATGATGTCTTATTTGCATAAAGCAATTAAGCCAACAAACCAGTTAAAGATGATTGAAGATGCGGTAGTTATTTACCGTATATCACGTGCTCCAGAAAGACGTGTGTTTTACGTAGACGTTGGTAACTTACCAAAGTTAAAAGCTGAACAATACGTAAACGACATTATGAACAAGTTTAGAAATAAAATTGTTTATGATGCAACAACTGGAGAGACTCGTGACGATCGTCGCCATCTATCAATGATGGAAGACTTCTGGATGCCACGTCGTGAAGGTGGTAAGGGTACTGAAATTACTACTCTTCCAGGTGGACAAAATTTAGGAGATATTGCTGACATTCAATATTTCCAAACTAAATTATATCAAGCATTAAATGTTCCTTTATCAAGATTGCAGCCAGCAACTGGATTCTCTCTTGGTAGAAGTACTGAGATTTCCCGTGACGAGATTAAGTTTAATAAATTTATTGCTCGCTTACGTAAAAAGTTTTCTGGTTTGTTTAGTGGTGCATTGCGTGTTCAATTAATTGCTAAAGGTATCATTCGTGATGAAGAGTGGGCGACGATTGAACAGGCAATACAATATGATTATCAAGCAGATAATCATTTCACTGAATTAAAAGATAATGAGTTGTTAATGCAGAGAGTTACAGCTTTGCAGCAAGTGGAACCTTATATTGGTCGTTTCTATTCTAGTGCATGGATTCGTAAGAATCTATTAATGCAAACTGACGAAGAAATTGAAATTATGGATAAAGAAATGGCTGAAGATAAAGTTCAACAGATGCAGTTAGCCGATGAACAAGGTAGATTGGCTGCGGTAACTCAAGTTGCACAACAACAGCATTTAATGGATAATGGTCTCGGCGGAAACGAAGAATCGCCGAACCAACAATAAAGGAGATATAGTATGAGTAATTCAGTTAGAGATTTAGTTGCAGCAATTGCCATGGGCAATGCAGTGGAAACAGAACAAGCATTTAACGCTACTATGGCTGAAAAGATTTCAGCGAAGTTAGATGATATGCGTGTTTCTGTAGCACAAAGTATGTTTAAATCACAACAAGAAGAACCAGCAGTTGAGCAAGAAACCGAAGCTCCAGCTGAGACTGAAGAATAAATGTACTATAAACAGTTTACAAAATCTATCTCTGGTGCGGATACCACTATCCGCTCTTATGGTCATTTAATACAAAGTATTGATGGCACTATTTTTGTAGATAAAGAACAAACGGATTTTGCGAGTTTAGAAGAAGCAAGAAAATATATTAAAAATAAACACTGCTCAGAAGCGATAGAAGACGAGATTATAGAAAAACAATACGAAGAGATTTCAGAAAACCGTATCGCTAATATTATTAAAGAACATCACGATATTAAAGTTACAGATACATTAATAGAATCATACCTCGAACTTGCTTCTTCGAAAATTTTTACAGTAGATCCTGTTGTTCAAGAAATTAGAAAACTCAATAAGTTAGATTCCCTTATTGAGAATAAAGTTCACTATGAATTAAAAGATGGTAGTATTGTTGCCATTGATGAACAAACCCAAGAACAACTAAATAATTTATTGGCAAATCATAAAGACGTTGTTGAGTATATGCGTGAAAGCAAAGACAACTTCTTTAACGTAGTTAATAAGATTAAGGAATAAAAGATATGGCAATGACATTTACAACTGTCAAAAATACTAATCAGGAGACTGTAATCCATTTTGCATCTTCTGCAGCAGAGACTGGTACTATAACTCTTGCAAATTTAACTGCTAATGCGCAAGCAAGAAATGCTGATGCACCTAAGGTTGATATTGTTAAGTTTTTGTGCACTGGTGAACTAGGTTCCAAAATTATAGTTTCTCGCAATGGTAAAATTGTTATAGTAACTTCTCCAGAAAACGATATGAATGTTGAATTTAATTCATTAGGTATTCCAGTGAATAACGATAACACATCTGATATTGCTATTATCAACAGTGTGGCGAAAGACGTAACTGGTTGGATCGTTCTACGTAAAGTTGCTGGTTGGTCTACTGAAGTTGAAACTGCAACATTTGGTTCTTATGACAACCCAACAGTAGTAGGGAGCTAACAATGAAACTCATTAGAGAAGTTACAGAATCGGTTAAACTTCTTACCGAAGAAAAACTCGGTAAGGGTAAGCAATACTACATTGAAGGTGTTTTCCTTCAATCAGAATTAGTTAACCGTAATGGACGCAGTTATCCAGAATCAATTATGGATAAAGAAGTTGCAAGATATATGCAACAGTGCGTTAAAGAAAATCGTGCCTATGGTGAACTTGGACATCCAGATTCTCCATCAATCAACTTAGATCGTGTTTCACACTTGATCGTTGATTTGAAAAAAGAAGGCACTAACTATATCGGTAAAGCAAAGATTTTAGATACACCAATGGGTCAAATCGCCAAAGGTCTTTTAGATGGTGGTGCAAACTTAGGGGTATCTTCAAGAGCACTTGGTTCTCTACAAATGAACAAAGAGGGTGTTCAAGTGGTTCAGGATGACTTTATGCTGTCTACCGCAGCAGACATCGTTGCTGACCCATCTGCTCCAGATGCTTTCGTACGTGGTATTATGGAAAGTAGGGAGTGGGTATTTGTTGATGGAAAGTTTGTGGAAAAGCAGATTGATGAAGTAAGAGCTATTATTAAGAAGACTTCATCTCGCAACCTAGAGGAAGCCAAACTACGTGCTTTCCAGAATTTTCTGACTAAAATCAGATAAATAATAAATAATTACATAGAACTATCCAGTT